CGTATTGACAGTGCCCGCAACTGGGTACACATAAGGGTCGCCTCTACCACCTGCACCGCCACCGCCTGATCCACCCGCTTTAACAGCACCACCATTACTGCCGCCACCACCGCCACCAGCGTATGTTACTGAGCTACCTGAAAGTGTTGAAGCCGTTCCATTGCCGCCATTTCCACCTGCATTTCCACTTGCATTTGCTCCAGAAGCAGAAGCTCCACCACCACCGCCACCGCCACCATCATCCGCAGAACTTCCGCCAGAATTTCCTTGACTTGGAGATACGGATGGAGTGTTTCCAGCACCACCAGCACCGACGCCTGGTGTTCCACTCCCGCCGCCGCCAGACCCGCCGGAACCAGCACCATTAGTACCTGCATCACCACCTCTACCACCTCCGGCAGAAGTAATAGTGCTAAATATTGAATTTGCACCATTGGTAGAAACGCCACCAGCCGTTCCAGATGCTCCACCTGCTCCAACGGTAATAGTATAGTCAGTGCCAGCCGTAACACTTAAACCTGTTCCAGTACGAAAACCACCCGCGCCACCTGCTCCTGCGCGAGAAAATCCAGCCCCACCACCACCCGCTACAACTAGGTAGTCAACTGTAGTAACGCCAGTCGGAGCAGTCCACGTACCAGACGCAAGGAAACGCTGAATGACGGTAACAGAGCCACCGCCCATTGCTTTCGCTAAAAGCAACCCAAGAATTCCGCTCATTAGGTCAACCCCGATCCCGAAATGATCCACGTTGTAGAAGTCATCTTTATTGCCGTTGCCATGCCGTACTGCGCTAATGTTCTGCTACCTGTTGTGCCTGTTCCTGCTAAATACATCGTGTCGCTTGTAATTGCAACCGTTACAGCTTGGCTAGTCATATTGATAAACGTCAATACAGTACCTAATGGGTAAGCAACCGAAGCATTGGCAGGTATGGTAAATGTTCTAGCATTAGCATCCGTCGATGGATGCAATATTGCTTTGCCCGAATCTGCTAAGACCGCCGTATAAGCTGCGGATTGGCTGTTTACCGGTACATTTCTAAAGCCAACTGCGTCAGTACCGTCAGCAGTACAGTTTGTTAGTGTGCCGGAACTTGGTGTACCTAATGCACCACTCGGTGCAACGAAATCTGTACCAGCCGTAGCGGCAGACGCCACGCCTGATGTAGCCTTAACCAAACCAGTTAGCGACGCGCGTTTGATTAGCTTACCGGTCGTGCTGTTAAAGAGCGCTAGCTCGGAATCAACCGACGATGCTGGGCCAGCTACGTCGCCAGTACCGGTAGAAGCAAAGGATAAAACTCCTGCACCATCCGTAACTAGCGCTTGATTGGCCGTTCCATCTGCGATCGGAAGCGCAAGAGAAAAACTACTGTTAGTGTTTCCAGATTGCAGAGTGGTGGTTCCTGTTCCACTCGCATTTCCTTGAATTTTTAAATTACTCATGTTGATTCCTTAATTAAGAACTAACCATTTTTGACCAGTACCCACCGTTACCGCTATCCCAGTATTTACAGTAACAGGGCCAACTGATAGGCCGTTTTTGGCCGATGATATAGTGTAATTTGATGCTATTACTTGTTCGTTTTCTACTATTGTGGATGAACCACCACCGCCTGATGCCGCAATTGTAATAGCTCCTGCGGCATTTGTGATCGTTATGTTCGTGCCAGCCGTTAGCGTTGCTTTGGTTAACGTGTTGCCAGTTGAGTTACCAATTAACAGTTGGCCATCAGTAAAGCTAGTTTGACCTGTACCGCCATTAACCACTGGCAAAGTACCTGTCACACCGGTAGATAAAGGCAAACCGGTTGCATTAGTTAATGTGCCGCTGCTTGGTGTACCTAAAGCACCGCCTGGCGCAACATAATCAGTCCCTGCCGTTGCAGCACTTGCTACGCCAGACGTTGCTTTAACAAGACCGGTTAGCGTTGCACGTTTAATTAGTTTGCCAGTAGTGCTATTAAACAGTACAAGCTCAGAATCAACTGAAGAAGCTGGGCCAACCACATCACCAGAACCTGATGGTGTACCCCATGATGCAGCCGATCCGTCGGTCGTTAAGAACTTGCCGCTGTTGCCTGTCTGGTCTGGCAAGCTGCCGCCACCACCGCCACCGCTTGCGCCTTGGTTGATGATGATTTTTAGGCGATCGGTAATGTCTGGCGGTAGTATTTCACCGGCATTAATCTCACGACCATTGGATAGGGTGATGACTAGGCTGTTATCGAAGTCTAGACGTATATCAGCAATCGATATACCGTCAGCACCGTCCAAACCATTGATACCATCCACGCCATCGCGGCCATCACGGCCAGCTAGACCGTCTTTTCCATTCTTACCGTCACGACCATTAACCCCATCACGGCCATCAATACCATCACGACCGTCCTGAATGCTGGCAATGCGCGACTCCAGCATTGAATAAACGCTGTCGTACTTACCTTCTAAATCGCCCTTCATCTTCTGAAGCGCTTGAATGACCGCTTGTGCGTTCTCGGCTGCTTTTTTCTTCTGCATTGCCCGAGCTTCGGACACCGTATTGTTTACAGAGTCAAAAAGGCTGTCGGGAACCTGATCTACGTCGAATAGCTTGTCAATATCCATTATTGCATTCCCTTTTGCAGTTCTTCAAGGAAGTCATTTTCAGCACCGACGACATTATCCTTGGCTTTTGACATTTGCAGCTCGACAATCTTGGACTTATTCTTGATGTCGGCTTCTTTCAACATCAATTCAGCGACCTTGACGCGCTTATCAAACTCTCTGGAGGCCATGTCAGCCTGATTGGGCAGGTTAGCCGTCAATCCTTGCTGAATCTTGGCTTGTACTTCCAAAGGTTTCAGCTTGGTGTCGATCATAATCTTGGTTGCTTCAGCACGATTCTGCTCGGCTTGAGTCGTATTGACTGCAATCTGTGCTTGCGCTGCTTGCAAAGCCAACTGTTCCTGAACCAACTGCTTTTCTTGTGCCGCTGGATCAACTTGACCCATTGAATCCAAGCGCGCCATCAGTTCAGCACGGTTCGACAACGAACTATTGGCGACAATACCTTTGAGAATGATAGGCAAAACAGGTGTATCAGGGCCAAGGGTCTGTAACAAGCTAATAAACTGCGCTTGCTCGTACTCACGCGCAATAATGCCAAGCGTTGCTGTCGGTATAAAGATCATATCGACCGACGGATAGCGCTCTGGATCGAACTGCATGAAGCGGTACGCTGCTTTATTGATGAACGGAATCAAAAAGTCTTCTTGGAAGTTCACTAGTGTGCGTTTGTACTTCTTGATGATCGAGGCAACAGCCATCGACATACCCGTCCCCGCCGCATCGCGCCCCACCGCTGATACCATACCGTTAGAATCTAACGTGCCGGTCGCTTGTAAGAGCATTTGCTGGAATTTCTCGGCTGTCGTTATGCTTGAGCCGTCTGTCTGGCCAAACTTGAACGGATACAGAATCTCATTCGGGTTGCCGTTGGTATAGATTGCCTTGCCTGGCATGATTGTCAGCTTCGCACCCCTTGGTAAGCGGGTGGCGTCCACCGCCATCATTGGTGAGGCTGTTAATGCTAAAGAATCCAAGTGAGTGCGCACTTGCGCATCAATGGATTTCTGCATGTTGTACGCTTTTTCGATCGTCCCACGGCCAGGCAATCTATTAGGCACCGTATCAGCTTGATAGGTCAATACTGGCCTATCCTTCATCATGTACGGACTCTCTTCAGCCTTCAGTAGCATGCCATCGTTGGCGATAACAATGATCGCCTCGACCATATCTTGATAGTCTTCAGCCGCCGAATCATCAGGGAACAGCTCGACGATGTCGTCGTCTTCAACCTTTTTCAAATACTCTCTTGGCACCAGACCGTAGTAGGTCAAGAGCAGTACCTTCTCATCTTGGTACTGGCTAACTTCCTGCGTCGGCTCTAAGTCCGTATCTTCGTAGGTCGGGGTGATGTTTACCTTGCGATAAATTCCGCGCTCGATACCGCGCACCACCTTGTGAATCGATACGTACTTCTCGATGGCCACGCCCATGCAATCCTCAACGGTCGTGCCGTTTGGATCCCATAGGAAATTCTTAGGGTTGATCGGCATCGGCTTAACCGATACGCGCATCTTCTCAACCGTACCAATCGCTGCTTGCTCTTGGCCTGGCATTGGCATCGTCGCAGGAACCAATTCCTTTTCCATTGACGTTGTGATCTCGGCGATACCGGTGCCGTAAATCTCAGCCAACAAAACCACTTGATCTACGTGTTTCCTCAACTTGTCGCGCTTAAAGTCTTCCATCATCTGGAGCTTTAAGAACTCGACATCCATTGGGTCGCCATTAACATCTTGAATATCGTCTTTGATGTCAAAGAATTCGCCCGAACCAAAAATCGCTTCGATAATCTCAGCGTGGCGTGTTTCAACGGCTTGTTGGGTAGCGGGGGTTACAATGCGTGAGCGCTCTGACTCTCTTGTCTTGTCTTCCGATGCCCATTGGCCACGGAAGATGCGCTCATATTCTTCCCATTGCGGGAGGAAGTTAATATCTCGATACGTTCTCCAACGATCGCAATGCTCCACCACGAAACTGACTAGTTCTTTGTCATTCTCTGTGGGTTGGTCAAAATCATTTTGTTCCATCAGACACCCGAAATAATATCCACCGGTTCCCAATCGTCAGAATCATCCTCTTGCATGTAGGATGTCACGGCCAATTGGTCTATATAGGACAAGGCATCAGGTAGATCGTCGTGTACCCCCTGCGCCGGAAACATCAACAGTTGGTCGAGAAATACGTCGAAATCCTCGTCTGAATTAAGCACAATCCTGCCATGCTCAAAACGCCCTTGGAGGCTCCAGATAATCCGGTCAGCCTTTTTCCGGTTGCCGTGCGTTAGGTCAACTATGTGCGAATATACATTATTTTTTCGCATTAAGTCACTTAAATACGGCAAAACAGCATTTTTTAATGCCCCCCGCTCAATTCCAATCGACAGCGGACGGTAGTCGCGCATGGCCATCAGTATCTTGGCCGCCGTCTCACGGATATCCCACCGGCCATGTTCTATCTTCTTGATCCACCATTTGCCCTCGTCAGTCACTTTGACTACCGCAATGGCTGTCTCGTCTAACCGCTTCTTGGAATTGGCCGCTTGCTTGGCCACTTCTTCAAAACCGGCCAAATCAACCGCTATGAAGTAACTACCTTGCGACGGCTCTTCGCCGTACTTGATCCAATCTTCCTTAAATATATCCGAGCCAGCGTTGGAGAACGACGCCATGTATTCCTGTTTAAAGGCAAAGCTGGATAACGTCTTTTTGGCCGACTCAATTTCTTCTGGGTCAATCAGCGGGTTGTCTTTGGTGGTGAAGTGCCAGCTCTTCCAATCGGGGTCGTAGTTCTTATCGTCTTTGTCAACGTCGCCCAAATTGTACAAGTCATAGAACCAATTGCGCCCTTTGGGCGTACCGATAAACATGGCACGACCCTTCTTGTCGGATAAAGATGCGCGTACAACCTGCTCCCACGTTTCCGGCTTAATGTCGGCCACCTCATCCAGCACAGCATAGGTCAAGGACACACCGCGCAGGGTATCTGGACGGTCGGCACCGCGAACGTAGATGACCGCTCCATTGATTAAAGTGATGTCTTGGTTATTGATGTGGCTGTTGGAAATAATGTCCCGCCCCAGCTCCATTAATACGTTCCAGATAATCTGGCGAGCTTGCCCGTTGGTGGGGGCGACGTACAAAACCGCCGAGCCAGCGGGGCAGCGCAGTCCTTCGATCAATAGGGTCGTTGCCGCCAGCCTAGATTTTCCACAGCGGCGACCAGCTGCCACCACTTTGAAGCGGTGGGTGTCGGCGAAGACTTCCTGTTGCCAAGGGAGGAGTTGGAAATTAAGGTCGGCCATATAGGTCTATTTGCTCATAGTTAGGTTTAGCAACAAACATATCATCTTGTTTTGTGGCCTGTTCAATCCGTTGGCAAGCAATGTCAAAGTATTTTGGCTCACGTTCTATGCCAATAAACTTGCGCCCCATTTGGATGGCAGCCACGCCAGTTGTGCCGGAACCCATGAAAGGGTCAAAAATAATATCTGACTTAGGACACAAATCAATTACCCATTTCATAACACCCAAAGGTTTTTGGGTTGGGTGGAATCTTTCCTCATTACCTTGACGAATCATTCCATTCCATCGCCATTGAATTCTACGAACTGCTTTGTGCCAGTTTGTCCACGCTAATTCACAATCAGCAAAATCATTGTCGCCATTCAATTTATCCCAAACAAGCCAACATGACGTTGGTGGCAACTCAAAATAGTTACCGCCAAAGAAAGCACTCCAAGTCGCTTTGTCTCTTATAGCGTTTATTAGTTCTGTTGGTGGCGGAGCAATATCCCAATCAAACTCGCCATAATCTTTAGGCGCAGCCAGTTTCCCACGACTTGCAACTTTTTTATGATTCTCGCCTATCCCATAAGGCGGATCAGTAATAACCGCATCAACCTTCGGTAGCGTTGGCAATATATCCATGCAATCGCCAAGATAGAGCGTTGCATCGCCAATAATGGTGGGGTTATTCATGCCCTTGCTCCATATCAATCGTGTCAGGCTGGGATGGCGATATTAGCAACGGCTCACCGCCTAGGCCAGTGATATTAATCGTAACAGCACTTCTCTGAGAATTACCTTTCTCAAACAGACTAATCGGCAAGGCTCTGTCCATGCACATCTTAATCGCTGCCATTTGGCCTGGGTGGCCATCGGTCAAAGCAATCTGCACCACCTTCTCGACCACGTCCTTGCCAGACGATCGAATAATGATCTCTTTCAATTCCTTGATTCGTTGGTTGTCCGTCTTCGGTAAGGTGGCCGGAGGATTGGCAGCGAACTTTTGGATCGTTAGCTTCTC